AGTACATTGACAAAAACATTACCTTACGTATTGCTGGCTGAGCCTGGCGCGGGCGCCACAGGGGACATGCGCAACTCCCGCGTTGCATCCCACAAAGCCAAGGTCTTGCAAGGAATGCCGGAACGGGACATCACGGTCCGTCACGTCCAAAGCAAGCATGGCGTAACTGTCGGTGCAAGCTTTTGCATCGAAGCGTGGTGCCGGGGAAAAGTACCGAGTATCGTCCAAGATGCTCTCTGCACAGCTGCCCGTCTCATGAAACAGGCAAAACTTGTGGTCCTTGTCACTCCGTACGGCGAACAACTTGCGACGAACAAGGAATTCAACCATACGGTCCACAGTGGTGATGTTGCCACCAAACCCTGGCAGCCTGCGGCCTCCCTTCGCATGGCACGCCGTTGTGTACGCATCACTGGCAGCGTTCTCCACTGCACTGCAAAGTACGTTCCACGTCCGGCGGCTCGGATTGGGTGGAACCCACTCAAGGTTGCGAGCATAGAGGGTGGGTGCGGGTGAACCCTCCGTCCCACCGAAGCAACGGAAAGCCAGACTGACGTGCGTACTCCACGTTTGAATAATTGAAGGGCACCATGCAGCTCAGCATAAGGTGCACTGCCGCTCGCCAAGATGCACTTGTCCCCGCGGTATCCGTAAGAACACTAAAGGCCACGGCACAGCCTCTCTGGTGAGTCGCTGTTGCGTGTGGGAGAAAAGCTGCACACGCTCACACAAGTGCCCGTATTGCTGCATGAATGAGTCCACATTCCCACGGGCATGCGGCCAATGACCTCATGGGCTATCTCGCATCCCCGTTCCTCCGGCGACATGCGGAGGAACCTATCTCGCCGACCGCGTGGCTGGCGGCCAATGTCCCGCTCGCCTGGCACGCTCCCATCCGTTTCACCATCCGGGCCCCCAAGGCTGCGTCCATCCCCCCTGGGGGCCCTTGCCATCTTTTTGCCATGGGCTTTCTGCTAGATCTGCCTTCTGCTTGCCCTTGGCGGTGCTGGGAGGTCGGGCGTGCGGGCCACGCTGGGCCCTCCCCTTCTGGGAGCCCTTACCAGCAATACGTAACTGAACCAAGGTCAAACATTACGTATTGCTCCGCCGCGCCCGCCCGCCCGCCCCAACAACCCCCCATCCCGCCTCGCCCGCCCGCCCGCCCGCTGTCTGCCCGCCCGCCCCGCCCCGCCCGCCCCGCCCGCCCGCCCGCCCCGCCCGCCCGCGCGGCCGTGGCGAGTCTTCGTCGGGCCCGGACCCCTGCCCGCCTCCCCCGCGGCCGTAGTCCAGTACCGCCTCCGCCAGCGCGACCCGCTCGCTCCTTGCCGCGGCCGCGCCCGCGGCCGGGCCCCGCGGCCGGGGCCTGGCCGCGCCCCTCCGCTCCGGGAGCGAAGGCGGTCGCCGCCCGCCCGCCGACCTTCCGATCCCGCTCGCGCCGCCCATCACCAGCCGCGCCGCCCCAGCTGCACCACCCCACCCATCACGTCCCCACCCGGTCACCCACCACCTTTATGAGCAATACGTAACTGAACGAGGTACATCCGCATAAACCCCACAAGGTCGGGCTGGCTTCCGGCTCTGTGGTGCCTGGACAGGTTGGCCCGAATGGGCGGCGGCGGGTGACCAGAAGCGCGTGATGACCCCGCGCGAGGCGGTCTCGCTGGGCGCGGGCACTCATCTCGTCAGCAATACGTAACTGAACGAAGTACATTGACAGTGAACCATTACGATTGCTTTAGGTCAAGATATGGTTCTGGCAAGACCTGACTACCTGAACAGCTGATCAAGAAGAACAAGTTCCAGAGAGTCCTGTTTATAACCTATAGACAAACCCTAGCAAGAGACATTGACAGGAATTTCAAGAAATTGGGCTTTAAAAATTACTTGGATGCACCCGAACACTCAGAAATTTGGAATGCCAACCGACTAATTGTCCAACTGGATTCGCTGCTAAATGTGTTGAACAAAAATGACAAATACAATATAAATACGTAACTGAACGAAGGTCAAACAGTTACGTATTGCTAAACATCAGATAATCCAGGCTTAAGGCAAGTAGCAAAGATTTTACTTAATAGCCTGTGGGGAAAATTCGGGCAAAGAACAAACATGAAAGCCTATAAATTTCTTACAAGCTTCACTGACTTTACCAGAAACATGACAGATAAAACTATAGTGCCCCTAAGCTGGGAAGTTATAAGTAGTAATATTGTAGAGTTTGGTTATACTGATGACATAGATAATACAATGGAGGCTGAATTTATAAGTGAGATAACAGCCGTTTTTACAACCAGCAATATGTAACTGAACCAAGGTCCTACATAAAAGGTAGTTACGTATTGCTGAATGAAGCAGATTATCGTGACTACAGTTCCAGTTTTTTTGCCGGATTAAGTGGACGGGTCTCGGATTGGGGAAGTAGTTTTATCGGCTGATTTTAATCGAGACGGTCGGGTAACTTACCATGAAGCCCATGGCTATGCGAAAGTTGATGATCACTCCATCGATTTACCCATTTCCACCTCTGAAGCTTGGTTACAAGATTTATCCACGGATGATGACCAACGTGTAATTTTGGAGCAACCGATTATCCAATGGCTGAAGGGGGCACGACCAGAGCAACGGTTTGTTATCAACTCGCTCGTGCAAAGGTTTCAATTAGAACCTAAAGAATTCCTTTATGGACAATATAAAAAGCCTTTCCCCCGACACCCAGTCTTCTGATATTAATGAAGCTTATCTCATTCGGTTAGGAATGGAACTTTATAATGCGGGCATGGAACAAAAAATCCGTAAACGTTCAAATCGTCAACAGATCACTATTTTAGAACGCATCTTAAATTGCGAAGCCGGGTCTTGGAGGTGATTACTTCGGTTCTCCCTTCGCCCCCATACTTGCGTTATTGTAGCCATGAGTGCCGATGGAAAAATTGCTGACTATCGCCGTTCACCAGCCCGGTTCGGGTCTAACCGCGATCGCCATCATTTAGAACAACTTATATCCCAAATGGATGCTGTTTTATTGGGCGGAAATACCTTACGCGCCTATGGGAGCAGTTTATTAATCATCCCCACTCGCATCCAGCAATACGTAACTGAACGAGTATATTTACATTACGTATTGCTGGGCAAAGAAGCAGGGCCATTAGCGGAGCGGATGGTCGATTCAGTAACAGGCGCTTGGGAAAGCTTGCTTGTCAGAAGAGTCTGGTTCGGGAGCGCCAGCTTGGCCTGCCAAGCACTGCCCTGCTCTTCAATCTCCGTGTCCTCTGTGCCCTCTGTGGTTAATTCCTCCGCTTCAGAATTGTTCGTTTTCGTAGCTAATCCAGAAAAATAATCGTAATCCAATTGGACTTCTCGATACTCCGTGCTCTCCGTGTCCTCCGTGGTTAATAAAATCAGACAGCAATACGAAACTGAACGAGAACCAAACATTTACGATTGCTGCCGCCGCACTGGCGCCCGCCGTGGCCGCGGCTGGCGGGTCCACAATGCGGGTGAAGATGATCAGGTCGGTGAAAAGGAAAAAACCCAGGCGAACGGGCTCCGCCACATTGCTCGGACGCACAATCTTTTGGTTGTTGAAGTCGGTCAAAGAGACCAGCTCCAACACACCCTCCTTGACCAAGGTGCGGTCTTTGCTGATCAAGGGCGGCCCGTTGTAGTTGATCAGCTGCTGGTGGACCAAGACCTCCATCCGGAAAAACTGCCTGGTCGGCTTGCTCCTTTTTGTCGTTGAGCGCCTTGGCAATCTGCACCACCGACGCCATGGCATCGCTGATCCGCTGGAAATCGGGATGCGACGGCCAGGTGTGGGCCTTCAGATCTTGCAGCAGCAGCGGATACCGCGCCACGCGCTGCACCGGCGCAATCAAGAAACCGGAAATGTCGGCGAAGTTGGTCTGGGCATCCGCTCGGCCTTGGCAAATCAGCTGCGCAAGCAACACGAAATGAACCAAGTAATATCCGCAAGCCGATTACGTATTGCTCCCTTGAAGGGATGAGGAATTCCAGAGCGTTGAATAGAAAAAGTTCGTGAACGGTGTTTTTGGCCAAGACTGAGTGGGCACTCGCCGTGTCTTAATTGTTACCCAATCGTTACCCATCGACCACCGTTAAGAAATTGTTAATTCTCAAAATAGTTTCTGGGCACCGCGAGAGCTGAAAGTTACAGCCGTGTGGTTCAACTCTTTCATCCGGGTAATCCGCGGAAGCTTCGACATTTGAAAGGTTCGTTAAGTTTGCACAGTTTTGGTTTGTTCTGTCTTGAGCATCTCAAAATTATGTGTTACTTAATAGTTACCTCTGTTTGCTCCCGGACTCATGTCTGGTAGCAGCGAGAGCTGATATTTACAACCGCGTGGTCAAACCTTCCGTTCCCATTGATTTGGTAACTCTGGGAAGCATCTAAATTTGAAGGTTCGTCAAGTTCGCACGGTTTTGGTTCGTTCTTTCTTGAGGACTCGAAAAGCTCAGGGTTTTGGAGTTGTCGGTTGAAGGTTGTCGGTCGTCTCGGCTCGTAGGGTTGTCGGTTGTCGGTCACAGGTTGTTGGTTGAGGGTTGCTTGTTGTTGGTTGTTCTGTTGTTGGCCGTCGGTTGCCAGTTGCTGGTCATCGGGTTGGAGGTTGTTGTCTGAAGGTTGTTCCCGGACATTTCCCTTGAGGGGTGAAGGGTTTAGAGGGTTTGAGAGAAAAGTCCGTAACCGTGTCTTTGCTAAGAACGAGTGCACTTGCTGTGTCTTTATTGTTACCAATTGTTACCAACTGTTACTCATTGTTATCGTTAATTGTTACTTTTTGTTCTCAAAATGAGGTTCTGGTAACAGTGAAGACTGTAAATTTAAAACCGTGTGGTCAAATCTTCATTTGGTAATTCTGGAGGTTGATTTTGTACATCCCCTTGAAGGGATGAAGGGTTTCAGAGTGTTTTAGAGAAAAGTCCGAAATGGTGTTTTTGGCAGCAATACGTAACTGAACTCGTAAGGTACACCCACAAAAGGCATTACGTATTGCTATTCATTTGCTTTTGAGTCAAAAGTGCGTTTGTATTTATCGTCGTGGGAACAATCCACGCTACCGGGATTTCTGCAGAACGCGTTAATCGAATTTCTTTCGCCAATTCTTTCACAGCTTGCTCGATGTGATTCTCGGTCTTCGTCGTGGCGCAAACATGCAGTCGATCCCCAAGCACCACCGCCCATGACAACTAGATCAGGGCGAACACTCGTTTTCTCGCCTGTTGAGTCCTTAGGCCGTGCTATTATATCACGGAATGAGACCATGGTCTGTTGCAAGAGCGGCCCATTCAAATTCCATCGTAATGTCACCAGAATAGTGTTCGTGAAATCAGACCGCTTTGAAATTTTGGTATTGTATGCTCCTGCCCCTGTGTGACCATCTGTCTCAATGTTGCATGGTATAAGTGACTGAGTGATGGAGTCGCCCACAAATGTTACAGTCCGATGATTCAAGGCCTTTCGCAACGACTTCTCCGTCTATGCGTGAAGCGACAGTGCGATGATGGGTCTGTCTCGTTCTAACCCCACACGAACGCCTCCCCCTTGGCCGCACAAGTTGCATAGGCAGAAATGCCATAATCACGATATCCCGACCTCGTGACTCTTCGTTGCAGGGATCAACTGGAATCCATATGCCCTGGTTGACGAAGGCTTCACAGCCCTCTGGCAAAAGCCCTATTGATATCGCACTGACCTGGGCGATGCCGTGCCACAAAAGTCCCAAGGTGAAGATAACCAACACACCTGCCAATGGCGCACTTACAACATTGATGGGTGTATCATACCTTGGTCTGACGGCACGATCACCTACCATTTGAGGAGCGTTTCCTCCACAGTTATCTTTCGATTTGCTGAGACTGGACTCTTTGAATCCTCGCCAAGTCAAGTCCATGCAGGCCTTGTAGAGCAATCAAGCCGCTCCAATTGCCACAATGCCAACGGTTGTAAGGTTGAGCAGACCAAACGATTTCAAGGAGAAGGCGAGCGCAAAGTAACCGATGAATACACTCAACATGATTGCCATATTCTTAGCAATACGTAACTGAACGAGTACATCCGCAAACAGTTACGTATTGCTCACCCAATGTGTGCGTGTGCCATGTGCCCGGGAGCGTGCGTCTGAGGATGGCTGGTTCGTCTGCGGCGGCAGCCTCCTGCTGGCGCGCGCCTGTCGGAAGCGGACATCGTCCGCATCGCGACGATGGTGGCGGCAGAGATGCAAAGGGGCACGACAGGTGCGAGAAAGGACCGCGGCATTTCGCAGTTTCGGAACAAGCATGATGCTTACACCGTTCGCCGTGTTTCTTTAACAGCCATCGTGCGTTGCGAATGAGGGTGCAGCAATGACCACCGCAAACCATTACCAATTTGTGAGCGACCTGCCGAAGACGCGCTGCGCGACCCATACCTGCACGCCCAGGTGCATGGCCCTGATCTGCCGGCTGCCCGGAGGGCCACGCTCGCTGCCGCGTGGAGTGGGATCACGCCCTCTGAGGCTGCGCCGACGCCGCCGCCGACCAGCCATGCGCCGAGCGTCACGAGGACGAACTGGACGACCTCGCAGAACACCACGGCGACCGATGTGGCCACGAGCACCGACTGCCGGCGGGCTACCGCGCTCAGCTCGCCTCCAGGCAGCTGCGAGAGCGCTTGCCGCATCCACGGCTGCCTTCACGAGCGCCGTCGCGTTGCCCATGTTGTAGTGCAGCGAATCGCCGCCACCGCCACTGACGCCCAGAAGCCGCGGCCGCCGAGCGTGCGCAGCGCCTCCACGTCGCGGGCCCTGGCGCGCGGCCATCGCCCTTGAGAGCAGTGTGAGCATCTGTTCCGTGCCCTCTCCCCGCCGCGGTCCCCGCCGCGGTCGCCGCCGAGGCCGCGACCTGCGCGGCGATGCGCGGCTGGAAGAGTTTTGCATGTGATACAGCAGCGCGCTACGAGGCGCCACCGCTGCCGTCAGAGTAAGCGGCGCGAGCGCCACCATGAGAGTGAGAAAATGGCGGGATGGACTGAATGCATTGGCTTTTCGTTCGGCCTGAGGAATTCCGTGCTCTTCCGTGCAATCCAATGCGAGTCCCCCTTTTACTAGTTCTTACGAATCACGTTCGTGTTCGGGAAAAGGCGACATGTGTCCTGTCCCTGACCACCCCTCATGTTCTGATGGGGAGGACATCGACGCACTCTGGATCAAGGCACTGAAGGAGCTGATCACCTCCTGTGGCCTCTCCACCGAGGACTGCATCGACAACCTCCGCGCTCGCGCGCGGGAGGCGCTCGAGGCGAAGAAGGCGAAGAAGGCGACGTCATCCTCCGCAGCGCCATCGCCTCCATCGCGGCCTGCGGGAGCGGCAGATGGGCGGCTACTCGTGCCTCGTCCAGGGTCCCGCCGACCTAATCGCGGGGAACGCCGGTGCCCCCGCAGATCTGCTCATAATCGTGCTCCACGGCCTCGGTGCCACGAACAGAGACTTGGTGGATGTGGTGCCCATGCTCATCGAGCAGGAGCCCAAGCTCAGCGCGGCGCGCATCGTTACCGTCTGCCCAGGCGCCGCCGGGGTCCGATGGGGAACGCGTGGTGGACGTTCGACGTCCAGAGCTTGATCATGACCCAGATGATGCCCGCGGGCCGCAGAAAGAGGCGGCAATGGCTAAGATGATTCGTGAGAAGCCACAGGACCTGGACACGTGCCGCGCGAGGATGCAACAGGCTGAGCATCGAGGAGGCGCGCGCAATCGCCGGCGGCACGGCCGCCCCGCTCTCGCCCAGCGGCTCGTACTCTGCGGATTCTCGTCGGCGCCATCACCTCGCTTGAGCAATACGTAACCTGAACGAAGTACATCCGCAAAAACCATTACGCATTGCTGGAATTGAGTTTAGGTGTAGGCGTTGGGGTCCGAGTCTTGTAGTCTTGGCCGCGGCCCCCACGCCCAGCCCGGGGATTGAGGGCCGCACGCTCTACTGTCAAGCATGGCACTTTGAGACCCCGGTCGCCCGAAAGGCCACCAAAGCGAACGCTCTCGCCCCCACCGCCCGCGTCTTCTCACGCCGCCCTCCTGTCCACGGCGCCGGACGCCACCTGAGCTGGGTACGGACGACCCCCACACCCAGCCCCCGGTGGCGTACACCAGCGGCCTGGCTGCGTGCAGCAAAGTCCGGGCCCGGCGGCCCCGCCCAGCATTCGGCCAAACGCTCGCTCACCCGAGCGACCCGGGCGCGGCTCACTTAGCGCTGGTGGCCGGCGTTTGCGGGAAATCGGGGGTCGCTCAGTCAGGGGCCGTTCTGGCGGTTCGGGCGGGGCCGCCGCCGGGCCGCGCCGGCCTCAGCCGCAGCCGGCCCCAACTGGCCCGGCCCGGCTCGCCGGGTTGGACCGGCCGGGGGCCGGGGCGGCCGGGGGCGGCGGGGCGGTGGGGGGAGCGGGGGCCGGGGCCGGGCGGCCGGGGCCGGGGGCCGGGGCGGGGGCGGCGGCCGGGGGCCGGGGGGCGGCCGGGGGCCGGGGGCGGGCGGTGGGGGCGGGGCGGGCGGCGGGGGCCAGGGCGGAGCGGGCCGGGGCCGGGCGTCCGCGGGCGGCCGGGGGGGGGGGGGGGGCCGGGGGGCGGCCGGGGAGGGCGGCCGGGGACCGGCCACGGCCGGGCCGCTTAGTAAGCCAACGGGGGTGGGGGTGAGGGTCATCCGGGAAGTACCCATAAGCGGCCCCGGAGCGACTCGCCCAACTTATAGAGAGCATCCCCTTGAGGGCGACCCCCGCGCCGGCCCGCGGCCCGCCGCTGCCTGTAGCCCGCCCCCGCCGCAAACCCGGCCGACGGCCGCCGCCCGCGGCTCGCCGCCCGCCGCCGTCCGTCCGCCCGCCGCCCGCCGCCGGCCGCCCGCCGCCCACCTTTGAAAGGCGAACAATGTCAAAAACAATGAATTCTGGATATATGAAGATGTTGCATTCGAGCTCGAAGTGAATCTTTAAATGTTCAAATGTTCCTTAAGAATAACAAAGTCCAACATCTTCAAATATTCAAGTTGAGCTCGGATGAAAATATTCAACATCGAAATAGTTTCTTGAGGAGGCTTCCCGACTCTCCGACACGGCCGCTGGGCCCGACCCGGCCCGACCCGACTGCGCCGTCGGGGGCCCGACCCGACCGGACCGCCCGAGCCGACCGCCCCAGCGACCTGGCCGCCCGAGCCGACAGCTCCGCCCGCCCCGAAGCGGCTTGACCCGACCTGCTCGACCTGGCCGACACGGCCCGGCCCGACCGGCCGGACCCGACCGCCCGAGCCGACACGACAGCCAGAGCAATACGTAACTGAACGAACACCTACAAACAGTTGCCCTTACGTATTGCTGCTGCGGTCTTTTGCTTGGTGGGGTTTGCGGCTTCGTATTCGGCCAGCAGGCGATCGCGCAAAGCCCGGGCGGCCGTGAGGGTCGGCCCTAGGCATTGGCGGATGTCGCGGCCGTCCTTGCGGAGTCGGAAGTAGTACAGATTGCCGAGACGCTGCATGTTGCGGTTGGGACGCTTAGGGCGTTCCTCCTTCGGGCGTGGCTCGTTGCCGTAGCGCATGTTGGACGGGCAGGAAGCCAGCCAGTCGGCGCGGGCCTTGGAGATGCCGACGCCGGCCGCCCAGGCATAGTCCTCGTCGGTCAACTTGCGCGGGCTCGGCTTGCTGCTCAGAGGTTCCATGTCTTCGCGAGGTGGCGGCCTTCCGCGAGGATGCACTGACGGGAGTTAGGCGCGAAGACGAACTCCTGGTCGAACGAGTGGAACTGCTTTATCTCGCAGATGCTGTCGAGCTCCTCGTCATTGGCAGGGCCTACGCCGGCGGTCGAGACGTACACGGTGCGCACCTTCCAGCCAAGGTCCCAGAGGATGGACTGGCAGACGCGCAGCTCGTTGATATAGCGCCAGTCGGAGCAGACGACGGTCTCGGGGGCGACCTCGTCGGGCGTCATCTGGATCGGGACGAAGTGGGCGAGGTTCTCGGCGAAGACGTCCGGGTTAAGGGAGCGGGCGAACTTGCCCAGGTTCACGAGCACGTCGCGGTGCTTGACCTTGAAGGCCTCGTTGTGAAAGTCGCCTTCCATGTTGAGGGACCACAGGAAGTCGTTGGCGGCGTCCTTGAGGTGTGAGGCAAATGAGGTCTTGCGTGACGGCCGGCGCGACCATTCCAGGATGCCTTCGGCGAGGGTGTCCTTGCCCGCCCTTGCGAAGCCGGATATCAGCACAAGGGTCGGGGCGGACATTTCGCTCATCAGTAGGGGACGTCTTCGGGGTTCGGGAGGTCGTTCACGACGGGCTTCTGGGAGCCCTTCGGATAGGAGAGCTTGTACTTGTACTGCGGCCTCCCGTTGAACTCTCCGTTCTCGACTGCCTCGACGCCGACGGCCAGCGTCTTGCCGCAGGCGGGTTCGATGTACTGCATGAACTCGGCGGGGGTCGCGTCGATGCGCAGCTCTTCGGTGAACTTGCCGGAGAACTTGCCGATCAGCATGGCGAGCGGCTTGGTCCACTTCGTCCCGAAGGACTTGGACAGGCAGAAGCCCTTGTCGTCGACGAAGAAGAGGCGGCAGGAGACGGTGCCGTCTTCCCAGGCCTTGACCTTGTCGAACTTGGGCTTGATGAGTTTGAGTTTGTACGTCCCGTTGGCGGAGATGGACGTGAGGGGCGGGCGGTCTTGGTTTTCCATGTGTTGGGTTAGGCGAAGGTGATGGGGGTCGCGGTGGAGGTGGCCTTGATGTCGATGATCTGCACATCCTCGGAGTAGCCGGGCCACTCGCCCAGGGCGGAGCAAGACTTGTAGATGGCGACGGCCTTCTCGAAGTCGGCGACCGCGTAGGACATCAGGTCGGGACCGATCTCGCAGACCGCGGTGCAGAAGGGCTCCTGCTTTTCCACGAACAGGAAGCGGAAGCCGAGAGGGCGGCGACCCGTGGCGAGCTCGTACACCAAGCGATACCAATAGGCCTGAAGGTTGTAGCGGTAGGCGCGGACGGCCTTGAGCATGCCGGCGGGGGAGCAGTCGTCGGTCGTCTTGATGTCCCAGAGATAATCGCCGGATACGCCGTCGATGGCGGCCTTGAGCGGGACGCCGTTGTAGTCGACGTGGTACATGACCTCGGTCGCGTCGAAGGTCACGCCTTGGCGCTCGAGGGAGGCACGGGCGGCCGATGCGACCAGTATGCCCTCGGCGTGCTCCTCTGGGGTGAGGATGGTCTTGCCGGCGTTAAGCGTCTGGAACTCGGCGTAGGCGGCCTTGCCGGCGGTCGTGCGGCGGTCGATGTCAGGGGTGACGGCGTAGAGGTCGGCGACGGTGTGAGGCTCGAGGATGGCGGAATGGACGAACGTGCCGAAGCGCAGCGCCTTGGTCTCCTCCTGCGGGGCGTTCAGCGAGGCCTGGTAGTGGGCCGGCGAGTTGCTGAGCAGGATCTTGGCGCCGGACTGGTTGAGCGCCGGGAAGGCGCGGTACTCTTTGCGGTCGTGGATTTGAGGCATTGGTTTATGCGTTTGGGTTGGGAAGGTCAAAGGGACGAATCTTCTTCGTCGGTCGGGTTGTGCTCTTCGACGTGCGCGGAGAGCAGGTTGCAGAGGTCGAGGGCGTTGTCGGCGGCGAGGGCGATGCGGTCGAGCTGATTGCGGAGGACGCGCTCATGGGCGACGACGGCCTTGATGCGGTCGTAGACGGGCTTGATGTGATAGGCCTCCTCGATCTTGTCGGCCTCGAGGTGGTCGAGTTCCTGGGACGCCGAGGTGATGGCTTCGGCGAGGGAGTTGGCGTCGCCGCCGATGCCCTCGAAGGAGTGAGGGCGGAGGGTGGCCAGTTCGCCGGCCAGCTGCGTGAGGAGGTTCCTCAGGTATTCTCGGTTCGTCATTTGATGAGGTGAAGTTCCTTGATTTCGCCTGAGGGAGCCAGCGTAAAGAAGCGGACGACCGAGCGGGCGAACGTCGGAAGGCTCTTGCGCTTCCAGGCGTTGAGGTCGGTCAGGAAGTCGGCGTGGCGTCGGGCGGTGAACTCGACGTAGGGGTAGCCGTCCAGCAGGAGCAGGAAGGCGTACTGGTTCGGGACCGTGGCGGCGATACGCTCGATGCCCTTGGGGAGGTCGCTCATTGGGTCTGCCCGGTGCGGGCTCGGTTCCACTTGGCGATGGTGGCAATGACGACGGCCCGGCTGATCGCGTCGAGACTGCAAATCTCAGCCTGGGAGATGTCGCTCAGGACGCGGGCGAGTTCGTTGCCGGCGTAGCGCAGCTCGGAGATCGTGGTCGCCTGATTGGCGGCACGCTGTTCGGCGTGGACACAGGCCTTGCGCCAGAACTCGGCCTCATGGTTCTCGTCAGCCATTGTTGCGAGCCTCCTTCCATTCCTCGACGGCCTCGATCAGCTCCTCGGGGTGGATGCGCTGCGCGTGGCGGACGCAGTACCAGAGTTGGTCGCCGGCCTCGCGCATGCCTTCGAGGCGTTCCTCGAGCTGACGGATGCGGGCGTCCTTGGCGGCGAGGAGGTTGGCGTTGTGGAGGTTCCGCATGGCGGCCTCGATAGGGTCGAAGGGGTCGCTCATCGGCGGATGACGTTGAGGAAGGCTGTCTGGTTCCCGAGGATGGTCTCGATATGCTCCTTCGGCATCTCGCCAAGGGCCTTGCCTTCGGGGAGCCAGCCCTTGCCGACGCAATAGGCGGTGGCCTTGGGGATGAGGTCGGCGGGGATGAAGGCCGTCCATTGGCGGGTGGGGGCGGCGGTGGGCTGGCGGGACGCGGCGGCTCCGTCGTCGTCGGTGTCGACGCTGATGCCGGCTGCGGTCGAGGCCGTGATGCGTCGCGAATAGGTGACCAGGGAGCCGACCTGCTGGGCTGTCATGCCGTCGGCCTTGAGGAGAAGCTTGCCGGCGTCGAAGGTGGTGCCGTCGGCGTGCAGGAAGACGCTGGCCACGCCTACGCGGCCGTCCTCGGTGACGATTGTCTGCCGGAGGGCGAGGTCGTACTTCGCGAGGATGGGCTTGATGGCGTCGAGCAGCGCGTCGAGCGTGACGTACTTGGCGGTGAAGTTCGCCTTGACGGTCTTGTTCGGGCTGACGTTGTGGAGTTCGGCCAGCGCCTTGACGAGGGCGGCCACTGCGGTGTTGGTTTCTTTGGGCATAGGGAAAGGGCGGGTCAGTCCTTGCGGATCAGGTCGCGGATGTCGGGCTTGCCGATGGACTCCTGGAGCACGGCGAGCGAGACCTGACGGACCTTGCCGTCGATCACGATGTTGAAGGCGGGCCCGGAGGGCTTCATCGTGCTGGTGAGGGGCTTGGCGAGGACGCCGTCGGGGAGCAGAATGTAGCGCGTGCCCGGGATGACGGCGTAGGCCTTTGCCTCGGGGATGTTCTTGGGTGCGGGTTTCTTCATAGGATGGGAAAGGGGTCAGTTGATGACGCCGCGGATGGCGGAGTCGTAGATGAGGAGGGCGTCACCGTTCCAGTCGAAGACGTCGACGGTGGGGAACAGTTCTTTCGCCCGGGCCTTGAGGTGCTTCTTCCAGCCCGAGCCGTGGTCGGCCTTCTTGCCGACGGGATGGGTGCGCTGCCATGCCTTCGGGTCGACGCGGCGGACTTGCCAGCCCATCGCGACGGAGGCGCCGTAGATGACGCCGACGTTGAACTGCAGCTTGGCGATGGAGGCCGCTGGGATGCGCGGGCCGTAGCCGGCCATGGAAGGCGTCTCGAGGTAGAGGGCGACGGACTTGGCCTTGCAGGAGAGCTCAGCCATCAGCTCGCAGATCTCGACGTCCGTCCCGGGCATCTTGCGGGCCTCGATGCCGATGCCGTCGACAGACCACACGAAGGCTCCGTTCGCCCCCGGGTCGACCGCGATGATCATGTACGCCATGCGGACAGACTCAGCGGGTCAAAACCTTTTGCGAACGAAAAACATTCGCGACGCGATGGGCGTAGTCGTTAGGGGCGAAGGAGCGGGAGACGGCGGCCGACCAGCCGACGTTCCAGACGAGGGCGACCTGTTCGGCGGTCGGGGCGGGGATGCCGACGCGCCTGAAGTTCTCGCGGATGATGCGGAGGTGGGCGGCGGCGATCATGTCCTGGGCGGTGGCGTCCCGCCAGCGAGACCATTGGAAATGGTAGTGGCCCTCGCTGATGAGTCGCTCGTTGGCGTCGGTCCACGCGGCCTTGCCTACCTGATACATTCCCCGCTCGCCGGCCTTGCCGACGGCCTTGCGGTTCTTGCCGGACTCGACGGTGGCGATGGCCTCGAGAAGGGCGCCGTCGGTCTTGGCCTCGGCGGTGAAGCCCAGGAGCATGATGGCGACGATGGAGAAGCGGGTGGCGTAGCTCACGGCTGGCCTCCTTGCTTGGCGGCGTTCCACAGTTTGCTGGACGGGTTGTCACCGAACTCGTATTCAAGGTGTTCCGAAAGGTAGTCCCCCGCCTTGGTCAGCCGCTCGACCTGTGCTTGGAGTTCCTCGTTCGGGATGATGGTTCTGGTGGTGAAGGCCGTCAGCCGCTCGACCTCGGCCTTGAGGCGGGTCACTTCATCGCTGGAATTGTAGTAAGTCGATGCCTTCAGAAGCCCAGTCAGTTCCTCGACCTCGGCCTTGAGGCGGGCGTTCTCGGACTGAAGTTCGTTTGCTTCAAGCGATAGTTTCGCTACCTGTGCTCGCCACGCAGGAAGCAGACGACTGATTGGAACTCCGTCGTATTCCTGCGGCTCGCTCACGGCTGGCCTTTTTCCTTGGCGGCGTTTCATCGTTTGCCTCCCTTTCCGGTGACAAGAATGATGGATAGGAACGCCAGAGCAAACGGCCAGCATACGTCCCAGCCGAACGTGCCGCCCGCCATGCCCACGCTCAGGCCGCCGGACATGATGAGTAGGCTTTTCACGGCTGCTTGCCCTTTTTGGCGGCGTGCCAATCCTTCAATGCCTTACGCCTTGCTTTCGGTGCGTTTGTGTCGGCAAGTTTGGCAAACTCCCAAAGTTCATCCCCGGCCTTGGTCAGCCGCTTGATGTGGGCTTTCAGCGTCTTGATGTCGTCACGACGTAGTGTGTCAGCATAGAGGTATGCGGTGAGGGCATCGGGTTCAGCCGTCAGCCGCTCGACCTCGGCCTTGAGGCGGGCGTTCTCTTCCTGCAGGCCGCCGATCTGGTTGATGTCATGGATGGTCTCCATCGCTTTCTTTCGCTTGTCGGCGGTCGCTTCCAACAGATCGCGCTTCAACGCCTCGATCTGGATGTTTTGCTCGTCGATGGTGTCCCGCAGCGCACGATTGCAACCGGGCTTGGAGCATCCCTTGGAGCAGGTATGGATGCCGTCATGCGGAGATTGCGGGGGGCTACTCTCCGCAGATTTGCGGAGATACTCGACGACCTCGTCGTGTTCTTCGGCATCGACGTAGGCGCCGTCCTTGCATTTCACCATCTTCCACGGGCCTCCGATACTTCTGGCTCGCGGTTCGTAGCGATTAACAGGCCGCAATCCCCTGCGGATATCGTCCTCGTGTTTGGTCAGTTTACGTTTGGGCATGGATGCTTAGTGTGGTTGAGTAAATCGGGGTTAAGTTAAACCGCCGTGACCATGGCAATAAATAGTTTTTCTTGATCTTTACGTTCGGCGTCCCAATCGGCGTCCCAATCGGCGGCCCCAGCGGCGGCCCAAGCGGCGGCCCCAGCGGCGGCCCAAGCGGCGGCCCTAGCGGCGGCCCCAGCGGCGTCCCCAGCGGCGGCCCTAGCGGCGTCCCAATCGGCGGCCCAAGCGGCGGCCCTAGCGGCGTCCAATTCTTTTCGGTGGCCTCGCCGCGGGAATACCTTTCGGCTACGTCCAAGGCGACGATACTCACAGGGTCTTTCATGAGAGGCTGGACGCGTCGGGCGCAGGCAACGGCGAACAGCCGGATTTCGCGATCGTATCCTTCGACGGCACGGAGACACCAGATTGCATCAGACAGGCCATTGGACTCAAGGATGACCGACAGGGCGAGCGGCTCGTCGTCGGCTTGCGTCTTGCCGAGGTACCTGAGAAGCTTCTCCCAGCCTTCGGCGCAGGGTGAATGTGAGCGGATTTTATTGAGCGTGGTTTTCATGTGCGAGGAAAGTTAAACCGCCGTTCGTGGCGTGTTAATTACCGAGCGGGAACATATTGCGTCGTTCATGGCGTTTTAGGGGTGAATTTTACCGAGCGGGAATGTCATTTGGTGGTGTAGTGGAAATAGATCCAAACCAGCAGGATGATGGTCAGCAGTTCGCAGGGGCTCATACGCGGCGGGGGACCTGGCTTCCGGCGATCTCCATGCCGTCGATGGTGTACGAGTAGGTGATGCCGACCCAGCCGCCGGCTGCCTGATAGGCCTCCAGACGGATGGACTCTGCGCCGTCCTCGGACAGGGCTTCGTGGTAGTGGTCGAGCAGCTTCTTCATGCGGGACGACGCGATGGCGGTCTTCGAGGAGCAGATGTCGCCGGTCATGATGCGCTCGTTGATTTCGTAGACTTCGGAGAGCAGGGCGACCATGCCGTCCAGGTGGCGGAAGGAGGTCATCGGGTGGCCTACTGTTTGTTGAGGTGGTCGCAGAACACGATGGCGGCCTCGGGGTCGCTGAAGGACGTGAAGGCGCCGTCGTAAAAGTGAACTGACGTTCCGTAGTGGAAGCCCTTGACACGCTTCTCGCACTCGCCGTCGTTGTCGATGAACAGGTACTTGCGGTCGGGACCGGGCTTGCCGGAGATCCAGATGGACCAGCGGGGACGCTTCGGCTTGATGTCGCGTATCACCGCGTCCTGCCTGTCGGCCAGCGCGTTGACGGCGACGAGCGCCTGATGCAGATACCTGCATGTCGCCCAGGGGTTGAGCCACCAGAAGCGGGGCATGAAGTCGGGTCGGATGATGTTCATGGGTTCGTAGGGTCGGTGGGATGGGTCAGGCATCAGCGGTAGTTCTGGAACTTGTAGGAGGAGATGTCGCGGGGGGCGTACTTCGGCTTCAGGTGGCCGGTGTTCGCGAGCCAGCGGTAGACGACCGACTTGTCCATTCCCAGGAGCACGGCGGTCTTGCCGGCCATGTAGCCGGTCTTCTTGTAGACGGGAAGGATCTTCTCCTCCCAGCCCGTATGATCGTGCTTGTAGACGGTTCGGCCGTTGTGGCGGTGCAGGCGGTGACCGAGGATGCGCAGCCACTGGCGGACGCAGGAAGGGGTGTTGCCTAGGCGGGCGGCGATGTCGTCGGCGCCGAGGCGTTCCTTCTCGTCGAGCTGCGGGAGCATGGCCTCGAAAGCCCGGATGCGGTCGTGCTTCAGTTTGCTCATCTTGAAGCCGTTGATTTCGTGCGTGGCCTTGGGGCCGCGGGGATCGGTGAAGTGTCCTTCGGTCATGGGATTACTTGCGGGTGTTATAGGGGCCGCGGACCTTGACGTTGCGCCAGGTCGTGTTGGTCAGGTCGAGCCAGGTGCGGAGGGTGGTCACGGTCGTCTCGAGGGCGGCGGCGGCGTCGGCCTGAGACTTGCCGGCGGCGTTCAGCGCGGCGATCTGCGGGAGGATGACCTCAAGGCGCTTGGCGGAGAAGGCCGCGATGGGTCGCTTGAGGGGGAGAGGACGCCCGCAGAAGGTGAGGGTGTCGACGTAGGGGTGGTTTGCGTTGGGCATGTGCGTGGGTGGGTGGGAAGGCTTACTTGTCGCCCCGGATGCAGACCAGGGAAGGGTGGCGGAGGGATGCGTCGGGGGTCATGCAGTGGAAGGCGACCTCGGCGGTCTGGCCGATGAACTCGGCGCGCTTGGCCATCAGGTCGCGGCGGACGGAGTCGCTCATGCCCGTGCCGACGCGGATGAAGCGGCGGCCTAGGCGGATGACGATATGCCCGGCCATGCCAGCGCACTTGCCCTTGCCCTCGACGACGTCGACGATCTCGGCGTCCACGGTGTCGGAGGCCTTCAGCTTGAGCCAAGCCTCAGAGCGGCGGCCGGCCTCGTAATAGGCGGCGCTGTCCTTGATCATCACGCCCTCGAAGCCCTGGGCTGTGAAGTCGCGGAAGGCCTCCTCGGGGGTGACGCCGGTCAAGGAGGGGATGAGCAACAGGGAGGACGGCTTAGGCAGGGCGGCGGCGAACAGGTCGCAGAGGATGCGACGGCGGTCGCGGTGCTCGCGGTTGCACAGGGTCGGGACGTCAAAGACCCAGAGGCGGGCATCCAAGGCGGGATCCTCGGAGCGGATTTCGCCGACGTCGTTGAAGAAGCCCTTGCCGGCTACGGCCTCGCAGTCGAGACGCCAGATGCCGCGGAGAGAGCCGAACAGGTCGAGCACCTCCTTGGCGAGGTGGTCGAGGGAGCGCAGCGGATTGCCGCGGCGGGACATGAACTCGACCTTGCGGGCGTCGAGGTCGGCGGTGACGATCACGCGGACGCCGTCGACCTTGGGCTCGCAGGAGTAGAAGGCCGTGAGGCTGCCGCAGTAGACCTTGGCGAGCATGGCCGTGGTGCGGGGCGTGGCGGAGGCGGGCTTGCGCGGGTTCGCCGAGGGGCGGACGTTGAACTGCGCTTCGACCTTGCGGAAGATTTCGTTGAGCATCGGGGCGAGGTTCAGCGGTGGCGGCGGATGGCCTTCGCCTTGACGGGCTCGGGGCCGTTGATGGCGCGGTAGAGTTCCGGGCCGCAGAAGGTGACGGCGGCGGTCCAGCCGAGGATGAGGAGGGCGGTCAGGGCGATGAGGCTATTCATGTGCGTGGGCTTAGGCGTTAATGGATCGGGCGAAGGCGTTCGTGTTGTTAACGAGAACGATGTAGGAGTCTTCGCAATCGTTGACCAGGGCATGAAGCTGCTCGACCTCGGCGAGGGGTGCGCCGTTGTTGTAGGTCTTGCGGACCTTGCGGATCAGGGCGTCGATACGCTTGCGGAAGACGGCGCATTCGGCGCGCATGTCGGCGAGCTGCTCGAGTTGGGAGGCGGTAGGGGCGGTGGTCATGGTGTGCGGTGGTGCGTCGATATCTTTGACCGAACGAATGTTGTTTGTCTAGAACATTCCGCCAAAGATTTTGAGAGGCCGTCCCGGGCGGGCAAAAGAAGACCCCCACTTGTCTCGTCAGACAGAGGCGGGGGCCGTTATGGGTTCCAATGTGCCACCCTAGGCCGTTCCGTCAAGGGGCAATAGACCCCTCTGGCTTGCCCTAGGAGGCGTTTTGACGTCTGGAGCGTAGGAAGACCGCCACCCCCACCCCAAAGCACCCGACCGCCAAGGCCCAGCCGAGGTCGCGGCAGGACTTCAGGGCTTGGGTCGCCGTGCTCATGTTCCGTTCCAAGGTCGCCGAGTCAGACTTCAGCCCCGCGTCCGTCACAATCATGACCAGGGCGTCCGTCGATTGCAGGGAGTCGAGGACGAAGCCAGCGATCCAAGCGGAGGCCAGCGCCGTCAGGCCGGCGAAGCCCGTCAGCAGGCAGACCGCCAGCAGAAGGTTAGCGCTTCCGCTTTCCGGGCTTGGGCTTCGCTTTCGCATTGGGCTTGGGTTTGCCGGCGACCGCGGCGACTTCCTTCTCCCCGCGGGCTTTGACGTATTTCAGCAGGTAGTCCAGGCATTCGGGGGCGGCATAGCCCGCGGCGCCGACGACGCCCATGCGAAGACCGGGCGAGGTGATGTGTTCCTGGACGGCGTAGCCCACCAAGGCGGCGGTGATGGCGGCGGCCATGACGCGGCGGCAGACCCAGCCGAAGGAGACGGGCTCCGTGGACAGCAGGAGGCGGGCCGTCATCGCAAGGCCTCCGAGGACCGAGGCGACGAGGCCGTCCTTGAGCTCCTTGGGAATGGACTCGGGGTCGATAGGCGAGGCGCTCACGAGATGCGGGGCGGCTTGGCGTTGGGCGAGAGAAGGACGCGGCGGTAGTCCTGCGACCAGAGGAGGGCGGCGAGGTCTTTGCCGGCGCGGTCGACTTCGGCCTCGGTCATCCCAGGGAACGTGAGGTGGACTTGCTCATGGCAGAGGACTTCCAACTGACGCTTAGCACCTAGGCGGGGGTCAATCTCGATGAGGTTCTCGCCGATGGTGGCCTGACCCCACGCACGCTCCTTGCCGAGTTTGCGCCAGATGACCTTGGCGGGCTTACGGGGCTTGCTCATCGTCGGCAGGCTTGGGGCGGGTTTGTTGACGGCGTCGCGCACCTTGTCCCAGAGCCACCAGAGGCCGAGGCCTGCGGCGATGGCAATCGTGACGGCGGCCGTGGGCAGGAAGTACGGGCTGTCGATGATGAAGGGGACGGAACCGCAGAAGGCTCCGCAGAGGAGCAGGGGGACGCCGATGCGGGGGCCGAGGAAGGCCGTCGAGAGCGCACCGATCACGGCGAGGCCGGCGCCGACGAGCGTCCAAGTCTGGGAGGAGGCGTCCTTCTTGACGCGGATGACCTCGGCGGTCAGCTCCTCGATGCGCTTGTCCCTGGCGGCGATGGCGGCCTTGTTCGCGGCGACCTGTTTCTCGAGGTCTGCCCATGCGGCTTCGGCGGCCTTCTGCTTCTCGGCGGCCTTCTTGCGCTGGGCTTCGTAGTCGGCGGGGGTGGCCTTCTCGGAGCGTTGGCGGGCGTAGGCTAGGTCGCCTTCGGTCGGCTTAGGGAGGAAGGACGAGGCGACGGAGAGTTCCGACTCGACGACGGCGGGCTTCCCTGCGGTGTTGGCTTCCCGGGCGACGGTGACGGCGGCGGCCACGCGGGAGTCGATGACGTCGAGGGTCGAGCCGACGGAGGACAGGGCGACTTCCTTGGGGGCGGGAGTCGCGGCGGGCAGCGGCTCGGGCTTCGGCTTGGACGCGCAGCCAGCCAGCACCAGGGAGATGACGGCCAGCCAGCGCACGGCTTACTTGCCCTTGAGGGCGTCGAGGATGGACTTGCCCTTGGCTTCGAGCTCGGAGGCCTTGGCGGCGTGCTTGCGGAAGACGAGGGCGCCGGCGATGAAGCCGACGACGAGGGCGAGGAGGTGGGTGATCATTTGAGGATGTCGGGTTTGAAGTCTTTCAGGGTGGCGATGTCGTCAGGCAGCGGGGTCTTCGTGACGTCGCGGAGAGCCTGCTTCTTGGCGGCGATGGTGGCCTGCTCGAGAATGTCGCCACGTTCGACGGCACGCATGAAGGCGAGGTCGAGGGCGGCGAGGAGCGGGGCACGCTCGGCGCGGATGGCGTCAAGCTTGATGGCCTTGGCCTTGTCGATGTTGATGCGGATGCTCATCAGGCTTGGAACTCCCAGGCGTTGCGGAAGGTGCGGTCGGAGGGGATTTCGGAGGCGTCGACGATGCGGAAGGGAACTCCTGCGGGGACGTCCTTGGCCGCGATCTCCTCGATGGTCAGGCCGCAGTCGGGAGCCGGGATGATGACGGCGACGCCGCCTTCAGGGGTGGGATAGATGATGCGTTGGTTCATCGGATGATGACGACGTGACAATAGGTGAAGTCAGCGATGGCAGTCTGCTGGAGCCTGACGGCGGTGGTCGTCGGCGCAACAGTGGGATGCAGCTGAAGGCCGCCGGCCCACTGGCCGTTGTTTCCGATGATCCATTCCGACGTAGACTGAACGAGGTAATTTGCGTCACTGATGGCGGTCGTGAAGTTCACGGTGTAGTCGGCGACGCCGTTGTCGGTGATGCTGGTGACGTTGGAGGAAGCCCGGATGGCGACCGTACCCGTGCCGTTGAAGTTCACCCAGGCCTTGACGCCGTTGACGAGGCCGGTGGCCGTGACGGTTCCGTTCAGGGTGATCGTCGAGGTGGCACCAGAGACGTTTGTTCCGATGTTCACGGCCGTCGTTGAGCCTGACGTTCCACCCGTTGCCACGTTCACCGTCTTCGTCGTGGCCGTAGCCGTAGCGCCGTTGCCAAGGCCGATGGTCGTCGCGGTCGTGGCGTTGCCGAAGTTAAGCGTCGCACCAGAGAAGGTGTTATTCCCCGTGAAGGTCTGCGTAAGGCCGAGGGTGGCGACGGCCTGAGTCGTTCCAGCAGGTGCTCGGAAGTTGATCGTGCCCGTGGCGCCGGTGGCCAGCCATACATCGCCCACCGTCGGGGTAGTCGGGGCGGTTCCTACGGGGATGCGAAATCCCGCGGCCGACGTCGTGGAGGCGGTCGTGATAATCGGGCCAGTGAAGGTTCCGCCGGCCAACGTTGCGGGGCTGATGGTCGCCCCGTTAATTCGATAGAACAGGCCAGAGGTAGTCGTCCAGACGTCTCCGTTTGTAGGGCTGGTCGGGGCCGTGCCGTGCGGGACGTTGAAGCCTGCATTCGTCGTCGTCGAGGCGATGGTGCCGACCTTGCCGTTCGCGTCGATGAAGGAATAGGTCGTGTCCGAAGTGACGTCCTTGAACTGGATGATGTCTCCGGCTCCGTCCTGCGTGATGACCAGGGCAGGAGACGCCGAGTTAGTCGTGATCGTGACGTTTCCAGTCAGGGCAGGGGACGCATTGGTAGCGTAAGTGGACATCCCAGCGATGGTCTGGTAGGTCGAGGCCGCGGCTGCCGCCGTGATGCCTGCGGAGGTCTGTGTGGTTGCGTCCGAGAAGGTGATGCCTGCGGACGGGATTAGGACCTCATCAGCTTGGAAGCGAGCCAGCGGGACATTTGACGCGTCACGGACAAGCAGGCCTTTGTTCTGGATTACAGTCTCATAGATTTCAGCGCCGCCATCTGGGATGGTGATCGTATTCCCGGAAAGCATCGAGAACGTCCCGATGTATCCACCTGCACCCATGGTCAGACCCCCAGTCATGGAAGAACCAGACTTGGCGACGTAGGTGCTGCTGGCCGCCGACGTCGTCAGATACGACGACATTCCTGCGATGGTCTGATATGTGGCGCTGGCAGTCGCCGTCGTAAGATAGGCAGACAGGTCGACGGTCAGGTTTCCAGCCGAGACGGACAACGGCGAGGAGACGCTGGTGATGTAAGGGGCGGTAGACGAGACGACGTTCCAGGCTCCGTTCTTTCTGGCGTACTGATTGCCATCCGAAGGCGCATCGGTAAGGTACCCCTGAGCCTGCACCCAAGACTGATCTGCCAGCGTCTCGGTGACGCCGTTAAGACGCACCTGTAGGTCGCTCGTCGTCGCCCAGATTTCGCCGTCCGTCGGAGCTGAGGGGGCCACGCCAGGGGTGATCGTCAGCCCCGCGTTGGAGGTCGTCGAGGCAGGCGTGATGACTTCGCCCGTAAAGGTAGCACCAGACAAGGCGGCGTAGGTCGTCGCGGCGGTCGAGGTTTCTAGCTTCGCGTTGAGCGCAGTGGCGAGGTCGGTCTGGTCGCCCAGCACCCCTAGGATTTCGCCCCACTCGACGGTCTGCAGCGGAGTCGTGCCGCCCACGTTCACCGTCCAAGAGGCATACGTCCCCGCACCCGTGTGGTTTTGTACGTCTGCCACCAGCACGCCCGTGCCGGAGTCGTAGGACGTCACCAGCGCGTGCATATGGTTGGTCGAGTCGTAGGCGATGACGATGTCCTGCTGGGTCGTGTACGACAGGCCCGTGCCGATCGTCAGGGTCTTCGTGCCGTTGCTGACGGAAAGCGAGGTCGTCGAGGTCGAAAGGTAGCGGTCGCCCGGGACGAAGGTAGCCCAGGAGACATCGTAGTCGGTGCCGGAGTTCTTGACTAACGTCTGCCCGACAGTCCCCGAGGCAGGCAGGCCGCGAGCCGTGGTCGCGAAACCAGAGGACACCCAAGCCTCCGTGGCGTAGCCAGTCAAGGCGCCCGCCTGAAGATACCCCTGGGCGTCCACCCAAGCCTGCGTCGCGTATCCCGTCAGGGCGGAGGACGTGATGTAGCCCGAGGGGTTGGTCAGCGGGTAGTAGGTCGAGGCCGCAGCCGAAGTCGTCAGGTAGGACGAGAGGTTGATCGAGAGATTGCCGGCGCTGACCGACAGGGGCGACGAGACGCTGGTGATGTAGGCCGCAGGGATGCCCGTGAAGGCCGTCGTCTGGACGGACATGTCGGGGAACGTGATGCCGACGGACGGCTGGATCGTGAAGGAACCAGAGGTCGCGTGGGTCAGCGAGAGGGAAGTCGGCGTGAGGTTCGCGACGTTGGCGCCAGACCCCTGCACGGTGACGCCGGCGAAGGTCGGCGAGCTGAGGGAACCTAGGCCGAGGTTATCGCGGGCGGCGGAGACGCTGGCGACGGAAGCAAGGTTGTCGGCCTTGGTCAGGTAGGGCGTCAGCGCAGCCGAAGTGATGTATCCCTGGGACGTGACGAAAGACTCGGTCGCGTAGCCGGCCATTCCCGCGAGGGTCTGGTAGGTAGCAGAGGCCGTCGAGCTGAGGAGGTACGGCGATAGGGCGGACGTGACCTGAGCGGCGGTCTGGTAGCCGGCGGGGTTGCTCGTCGAGTACTTGCCCGTCAGCTGGGTCCAGAGGTCGCCTTGCGTCGTGATGTCCCCGGTGATGCTTCCCCACGCGCCGCCGACTCCGGGCGGTCCCGCTGGGCCTTGGGGTCCGGGCACCCCTTGCTGGCCTTGAGGTCCTGGGACGCCGACGCTGCCCGTCAGGGTACCAGCGACCACCCCAGAGACCGTCCCCGTGATCGTGGACTGGTCGGCCGCGAAGGTGCCCGAGATGGTCCCGAAGGTCGAAGCCGTCGAGGTGATCGTCGCGTCGGGCATGGATTAGGCAGTGACGGATTCGATGACGTTGACGCGGAAGATCTCCGTGCGGGAGATGGAGCCCGGGCCGAAGACGAACTTGATGTCCCACTTGCCCAGGCCGAGGGACCAGTCCGAAGTGTCCCCAGGATAGGAGACGATGAAGGACAGGCCGTCCACGGCGGTCGTCACGGTGAGGCCGTAGGAGTGACCGCACTTGTCCTCGAAGGTCGAGGTGATCGTCGTCGTGAGGAGGTTCGCCGGCCCGGTCGTGCCAGGGGTCCAGACGAAATTGCAGGCGAAGGTGTTGCCTTGCGAAATGCTGACGGTGTCTGCCATAAATCTGCGGGGGCGGGCATCCCGTCAAAGACCTTGGCTCAGTCGTTCGATTCGACGTCCGATACGAAGACCTCGACCATGCTGTAATCCGTGCCGTCGACCGACCCGTAAGGCCCCGGGCTGGTCACGTTGTTCGGAAGCGTATAGGTGGCGACCGCGTTGGAGGGCTGGATGAATCCGGCCAGCGAGGAGTTCTGCGCCGACCAGAAATTATTGTCGGTCGGGATGACGCTTTTCGTCGACGAGGAATAGGTCGAAGTGAAGGTCGCGTCCACGACGACGGGCGGAGGCCCGGGGATCGTGTAGCCCGAGTTCGAGACGGTCGTCGAGATGCGGAAGGTGATGACGTGCTGACGACGGAAGAACAGCGGGTGGTTATGGAAAAGGAAGACGTAGAAGACGCGGGGCGTCGCGCCTAGGTCCTGATACCAGGTGTCCGTGATCGGGTCGTAGGTAAGGTTCTGGTAGGTCTGGACACCCGTCCCCATGTAGCCGTTGGACGAGCTGAGATAAGGATCGGTCGGGGGAGGGTCTGGCGTGAACGTCTCCTGAAAGAACTGCATGCCGACGCCGCATTTCAGGGCAGGCATGACCGGGGCGGAAGGGGTCGAGGGAGGGACGGCCGAGCGAGCCTGGTCCATATCGACAGACTCCCCGACAATCTCGGCCGTATTCGTGCCCATCAAGGTGACCCCATAGGCGCTTTGCTGGACGTCGGTCGCTCCCGCGTAGGGGTTTTGTGGGGAGAGTTGTCCAGGGTAGGACGGCAGAGGGGGAGCGCTTAAATAGACACCGTCAGACCGCTCGGGCGCGAGCAGGGAGAAGTAGCCGATGTGGAAGGGGAATGAATCCACGAGCTCGCCGGCAAGCCGCAGCTCCCACGTCCTGACAGGGTCGCCCTTTGGGTCCGTCCCCATCTCGGCCTTTGGGTTCGTCCCGCTAGTCGCCCCGATAGGGTACGCGCTGCGGAGGTATGTCAGGCCTTGATAGGTCACGACCGCCCCGGGTCCGTAGGAGGTTGATGGGCTCCACTCTGCCATGGCTTACACCCTTGTCCACCACCAGGTCGCCGTGCTGGCCCCGGCCTTGAGGCGGTTGACCGCGAGATTCCCGTCCTGCACAAGGCGCGTCATCGTCAGGGTCGTCACGCTGCCGACGGTGACGGAGTTGATCTTGGCGATGGGGTAGTAGCTCTCGGTGTTCGTGTCAGCGGGGATGGTCGAGCCTGAGGCAAAGACGATTTCGGCCGTACGCGGGAAGAACTTGTTGGCCTCATAGGTGGCCTTGACCAGGACGTAGCCTTCGCCCGTGGCCGTCAGCGTCGGTGTGGGTATGGCGTCGATATAGTCGGAGCCGATCTTCGGGACGTATCGGTTGACCGTCCCTGGCTCGACCGTGATGGTGCTCCCAGAAATCTTAGGCGTGAGCGGGTCGAACGCATCCGAGTCGTCGGGGAACGGGTTCGCCATGTCCAGGCTGACGCCGTAGCCGCTGGAGCTGAAGCCGTAGCCTGTGCCGGGTTGAACGATCATGCGTTCTGGTAGACCTCGGCCGGGTAGCCTTCGCGGTTGAAGCGGATCTCGTAGTTGATCTTCACGATCTTCGGGGCTCCGCCAGTCGGGACGCAGTAGTCCTCGAAGGAGGCCTGCGAAAGCAGGATGGTGTTTCGCGCCGTGCCCTTGACGCTCGCCGTCCAGGTCGTGCCGAGGTGGTCTGGTAGCAGCTTGATGCCGCTGAATGAGTTCGTGCCGGACGTCTTTCCGACGGCGTCTCGGATGGCGGTGACGTTCGTCAGGTTCTTCGTGTAGACCGTCCCCGAGAAGGACGTGATGGGGGAAAGGTAATGGGTCTTGCCGTAGTAGTATTGCTTTGATGCCGTGCTGGAATCCTTGAAGCCTACGAATCCGCCGGCGTTCAGGGCCGTGCCCTTGAAGTGGGCGCCGAAGTCTCCGCCGACCCATTCGCCAGCCGCGATGCTCGAGGCCGCGAAGGTCGTGCCTGTCCCGGCGATGGCCGTCGTGAATCCCGTGGCAGGGCCGAAGAAGTTGGGGTGGGTCGTGATGTGCTCGGAGGTCAGGCCGTGCGAGGCGGTCACGTTCGGGGCGGTCACGTCGCCGATGCCCGTCATGATGCCGACGTATTCCGCGTCGATCGTGTCAAGGTCGAGCGGGCCTTTGGTCAGCGTGAACTTGTGGACGAAAAAGTCGGTGTAGACTGGGTGCACCTGACCGGTCGTGACGGCCGTTCCGCCCACGCCCTTGTCGACGATGTAGGTCGCACGGGCGGTCATCATCCCGTAGCCGTCGTTCGTGTATGTTCCGCCGGGCTGGACGAACTTCGTCGTCAGGGCGTCTCCTTTTTTGACGAGAGTCATTGTTATTTATTCTTGGTGACGGTCTGGCTTTTGTTGGGCGATGCGTTGGCAGGGGTGCGGGGCGTGGCTCCTGATGCGGTGACGTCGAGGACGCTGGCCGTGTAGCCCAGGCGCTGGGCTAGGATTTGGAGACAGGTCAGCTGCTCGCGGGCGATGCCCTGCTGTTCCTTGAGCTCGTTGACGATGGGGTTCGCGCCGACCCCGATGACGTTGCCGGAGACCGAGGAGAAACCGCCAGAGCCTGCCTTGCTGTCGGCGGCCTTGTCCTTCTCCGTCTTCCCGGCCGAACCGATGGCGGCGAGCAAAGCCTTGGCGGCTTCGCTTTTCTTGGCGTCCGTAGATGCGGCAGCGGTTGCTCGCGTGGAGCCGTTGGCCCCCATTGCAGTCAGGGCTCCACCCATAGGCGTTAGAGGCATTGCTCCTTGAACGAGGCCTGAAGCCGTTCCTCCTGGGGTGACCGCGTCGGAGATGTTGAAGCCTAACGTGGCGGCGGATTCCGCGATCTTGGCGACGAACTTGGAGTAGGTGTCGTAAGCCTTGAAGATGTACGCGACGAAGACCTTCATCTTCGCCGTCAAGGCGTCCATGCCGTCGTTATAGTCGCCGATCATCTTGAGCGTCTTGGCGTCAACGATGGGGGCGTTCGCGATGTCTTTGCTGAGTTTCTGGTAGTCCGACAGAAGGGGCATGATGTCGTTGCCGATCTTGTCGCCGAAGAAGGCCGTCGAGATGAGCAGCCGCTCGGAGTCGTCGGCGCTTCCGGCCATGGCCTGGGAGATGGCGAGAAAGACCGCCGAAGCGTCGCCAGACTTCAGCTGCTCCATCGAGATTCCGAGGGCCTTGAACATCTCGACCTTCTTGCCCGTGCCGGCGGCGGCCTCGGCCATGTCCACGCGCAGCTGGCGGGTGGCTTTGGCAAGGGCGGCTACCGAGACGCCCGACTGCTGGGCGGCGTAGGCTAGCGCCTGGAACTGTTCCGCGGAAAGGCCGGAGCGGTCGACCTGGTCGGCCACTTCGCCTAGTTCCTTGAAGGTGTTGGTGACGAAGCCCAAGGCCCTGTCGAACAGGACGGTCGCCGCGAACCAGCCTGCGATTTTCTTGCCGATGTCACTGCCGGCCTTCTTGAACGACTCGCCCAGGGAGTCGACGGACTTCTTCGCCCGGCCGGTGACCTGGTCAACGTCGGACTTTCCTTTCAGTTCGTACTCAAGTTTCTGGGACATCGGCGGCGGGGGGCTTTGAAACTGCGGAGGCGGCAACCCTTTCGAGCCGATCCTGTTCCTCCATGAAGGCCTCCTCCTCGGTGGTCAGAATCTTCGACTCCGACCCATTGGCAGCAGACAGGGCGGCGTTCAGCCAGATGGCCTGACACTCCGGCATCTCCCACGCCCGCTTCTCGTCGTACCCGTTCTTAATCAGGTTCGCGATCACGGCCAATATCCAAGGGATGCCCGCGTCTTCGGCCGAGGCCTTCTTGTGTTCAGGCGCGTCCCAGTACCTAGGCCAGCAGTCCGTCAGGCAGTAGGCCGAGAACCTTTCGCATTCGTCCATGAACCTTCCCGGCCTTTTGTTGAGGGCCTCGACGAGGCGATACTCAGCCCCCGTCAGCTCGCCCAGCGGCTCCTCGGCACAAATCTTTACTGCCGCCAGAAGGTCCAGTGGTGTCGGGACGGGTGTCCCTGTTATGAGCGGGGACTCGATGGCGAGCAGGCGGACGCGATACTTCAGGCAAAACGGATAAACGGAACGACCAAGGATTTGCACCTTGGCTGCCGGGTCTGTGAATGCGCGTAGGAATCTTCCGTCCACGCACCTGAGTCTACCCCTCGCGGGGCGAAGTCAATTAGTAGGTGATACCCTCGTAGGCGATAGCCTCGACGGAGACGCTGGTGAAACCCTTGTTCTGCGCCTTCTCGTCTACCTTCGTCACGACGCCCGAGAAGCTGGTCGAGGCCGTGCCGCCGTTGTAGGAGGACGAGGTGTTGGCCGTGAAGGTGATCGTCGCGCCGAGCACGGGGACCGTGCCAGACTTGCAGATTCCGTCCACGCTCAGGCTAGTCTTGCGATCGTCCAGGCGGTGCGTGACCGTGATGCCGGCCTCGTTCTGCACGGTGTCCTCGTTGTTGAAGCCGGACGAAACGGAGAAGGACTGGACGAACAGGTTCGCCACCGTTCCGTTAATGCCGTAAATGCAGGAAGTGCCGTTGAGGATTGCAGCCATGGTCTTTGAATCTGCGGAAACGGGCAACCCTTATGGGGTCGGGTTCACGACGATCGGAACCGTGAAGGAAAGGACTGTCGCCCAGGAGCGCTCGTCCCGGCCTTCGTCCTCGGACTCGGGGATGACGTCGTAGCATAGCGCCGTGCCGTCGGCCACGAAGGCGGACTTGATGGCGCTGACGGCCTGCATCGCTCCGGCCACGGCGGCGCAGCGGGCGCGGTGCTCGGCGAGGGTCGTGTCGTCGGCGTTCGAGAACAGGGTGACGCGGACGGAGCAGTAGTAGTTGCCAGCCCCTTCGGGCAGTTCGGGCGGGGTGCGGGCGGCATCGCAAAGGACGACGCACTTGGGGAGGACGTTCATCTCGGCGGAGTCGCCGGTGTAGACGGCCACGCCGGCAAGCCCGGACTCGGCGGTGAGGTAGGTATCGAGGACGGCCTCGACGATGTGGCGGGGGAGGTGGTTCCGGGCATGGTTATTTGATTCCGTGTTTCTTGTTAAACTTTTCGGCGTGGGCTTTGAGCATGGCCTCCATCATGGCGGGCATCTGCTTGACGCGGTTGCCATAGACGAGGTTCTTCACGTCGGCGTCGGTTGCAACATAGTCAGGGTCGCCATTGCGGTTCCCAAGGCGCAGCTCGAAAAGGAGTTCGCCGACCTCGCGTCGGCTCATGGCGACGTAGCCCTGCGTGCTGGCGTGGCGCTTGATCCAGACGGGGATGCCCGAACGCCCGGCGTTCTTACGCGAGGCGGGACCGCTCAGGCCTTTGGGCTTCGGGAGTTTGGCGAGGGCGTCCACCCATCCCGCCTTGACCTTGCCGACCTCGCGCTGGCGCATCTTGATGTAGTTCCTTAGGACATTGTCCTTGGCCTCGACGCGCTGCCAGAAGTTGATGCCCGGTCCGCCGTTCTTCTTGATGCGTCCGCCGAACTTCTTTCGGAAGGCTTCGTGGACCTGCTTGACGCCGTCGACGCTTTCGATGGTCGGGCGGTTGAAGGTGTTTCCAGCCTCCTCCTGGCCGATGCGGGTGAAGTAGTTCTTAAGCTTGTTGAAAGACTTCTCCGTCCCAAAGCCCTTGTTGAACATGCGGGCATAGAGGGCGTTTCCTGAAAAAAGGTCGGCATTATCACCTGCCAGTTTCCAGAACTTGGCGGGGTTGTTCATAAAAGCCGCCGTCCCGAGCTTGCGGAACAGGCGACCGCGGCGGCCGTTAGTAGACCCAGACCTTTCGCCCACGACGACCGAATGCACGTCGCCGAGGATTGCGTTCTCGCCGGCGGCCTTGGCGTCCTTCGTCATGCCCCCGCCTCCGGCCGGCAGGATGGGCGGGGTCAGGATCATGGAGTCTCGGCAGATCAGGGCGGACTGCTCCAGGAAGACGTCAATCATGCCGTCGTTCGTGCCGGCCACGAAGCGGTCCATGGCGGCAAGGAACTCCTCGCGGCTGCGCGGGACGATGCGGCCTTCGGCACTCACTGGTTGTCGTCGACCACGATCAGGGTGATCCAGGCCGAAAGGGTCTTGTAGGTCTGCCCGGTGATGCGGACGACCTTACCCCCGACCGTCAGTTTCTTGCCGATGCCCAGGGCGGGGATGGGAACCCCTCCGCTAAGGACGGCAGCCGATGCCCCATTAGACCCGTCTGGCTTCGTCCAGGAGGCCGTTGCGGCGGGGAGGCGGACGGTATACTGGGTTCGCTCACAATACCCCCCTGCTTCGAGGGCGGTGGTGTAGGCGGGTTCCGAGATGAGGGCCGAGAAGGTCACCGTCGAGCCGGCCGTCGAGCAGGGGATGCCGAAGTCGAAGGTCATCTCCTTGGCGTCGTCCAGAAACTCTTGACCGTATAGGCTCATACTTCTGCGGACATGGGCAAAAAAGACCCCCGTTTCCGGGGGCCTTCATCGTGGGGCTTTAAGCCCCGGCGATTACGGGTTGTAGACCGAGGCGATCGTGCCCGAGGTGACGGCCTTCGAGGCGCCGAACATCAGCTCGGCCGAGGCGACGAGGGAGCGGGTGCTCTTGTCGGCCCAGACGTTGTAGTAGATGTTGAGGCCGAGGTTCTCGAGGGTCACGACTTCCGAGACGAGCATGCCGTCGCGGACGTGGTCGAGGGACGGAGCCGCAGCGGCCATCGCGATGGCGTCGCTGGAGCAGGCGAAGCCGGCGAGTTTGGCCTCAGAGGGGAACTGGGAGGCGTAGTAGACGCCGCCGTCGAAGCCGTAAGCACCTTCGGAGAGGGGCAGGCTGGTGGTGCTGGTCGGGATGAGCTGGCTGTAGATGCCAGGGTTCACGATCAGCGCCTTGCGGCCGGCCTTGGAGACGCCAGCCCAGAGAGCCTTGAGGTTGGCAGAGCCCGGGGTGACGGCCGAGTCAGCGGCGGTCACGGTGGCGGCGCCGAAGTTGGCGACGGTGATGGGGGCGGTGGCGAGAGCCCAGATCTTGTCGGCGAGGGCGTCGAGGTTGATCTTCACCAGGCGCTCGAGGCGGATGGCGTTCTGGATGTCGCCGTACTCCAGGCCGAAGGGCTGGTAGACGTGGTCGAGGGAGACCGCGGTGGCCGAGAGGGTCGTGCCGCCGATGCTGTTGAAGGAGGTCGGGTTGACCTGCGTGGCGGCGGTCGCGGAGGCGATGGACACCTGGATGGTGTCGTTCGGCTTCTTGACGTCGCCCGAGAAGTCGGACGCGAAGTGGGAGAGGGCGGCGAGGCGGTTGGCGAGAACGGTCTTGGACTGTTCGGCCAGCGTGTCGACGATCAGCTGGGCTGCGATGGTGTTGGACATGTTGGGTTAGGTGAAGGTTTGGTGAGGGGGAAATTACTTGTTGCCCTTGAAGATGGCGGCGCGGTTCTTCTTGAGGAACGCGAGACGCTCAGGGCCGGCGGGCATGGCGGCGTACTGTTCCGCGATCTCCTTGTCGGAGGCACGGACCGGGCTGTCGCCCTGGGGGAGGTCGACCGCGGCGACGCCGACCTTGGCCACGATGGCCGCGGCTTCGGCGGACGCGCTGACCTGGACGGCCGAGAGTTCGGCGACCTTGGCGGTCAGTTCTTCGACCTGCTTGGCGGAAGCGGAGAGGAGGCCTTCGAGCTCGGCGAGCTTGGCGTCCTTCGCGGCGGCCTCGACCTTGAGGGCTTCGGCGGCATCGGCGGAACCGACGGTCAGCTTCTCCACGGTGGCGCGGAGGTCGTCACGTTCGGCGGTGGCGGAAGCGACGAGGGCTTCGGCAGCGGCGAGTTTTTCTTCGATGGTCATAGTCTTAAAAATTGCGGAGGCGGGCAACTGAGCCCGGGCGGATTCTTCCTTTTCTCGGTCCATGCGCTCGACCTCGCGCTCGGCCCAGTCGCGGGCTCGCATGATGTCGCCCGAGGTAGGGCCACCCCACAAAGCCCAGGCGACCGCGCCCGCACCGGGGAAGTCTTCGTTGTCGGGCTTGTTCTTCGGGGCGTCCATGTCGGCCTCATGACGACGGAACCAAGGCCCCATCCGGCGGACCTTGTCCTCGGAGATGGAACCGCTGACCATGTCGCGGGCTTCGCGGATCGTCTGGTCGGTGACGCCGTCGCCTGACTTGCCTTCGGCGTGCCAGTCAAGGCCACGCCGGGCGGCTTCGGAAACGTAGTCAGGGACGGAGACAGGCATCAGAAAGTGGCGAGGGCTTCGCGCAAGTCGCGGACAAGGCCGGTGGCAAGACCCTTCTGCACGGCTTCGCGGCCGGTGAAGACCTGACCTTCCATGTCGGAGTCCTGCACGAAGCGGCGCTTGTTGCGGACGGCTCCGCGGAAACCGTCGCGGGTAGATTCGACGGAAGCCTGGAGGAACGCACGCTGCTCGTCCGTCAGGGCGAGGCCTTCGGCGCCTGCCGCCTTGTGGATGCCGGCGGAGATGACCTCGAACTTGATGCCCTGGGAGGCGTAATACTCCTCGAGGTTCGGGACGACCATGTAGACGCCGATGCTCCCGATCTGGCTGGAGGCCGTGACCGCGAAGGAGTCCGCCTGAGAGGCGACCCAGTAGCCGGCGCTGGCGGCCATGTTATCGGCGAACGCACGGGTCGGCTTGGGGAAGTTGGCAACCTTGGCGGCCAGTTCCTCGACGCCCGTCACCGTGCCGCCGGGGGAGTTGACGACCAGGAGCACCTTCTCGACCGCGTCATTCTCGGCGGCGTCGTCGAGCCAGCCCGAGACCACGTCCACGTCGGCCGCGCCCATCATGCGTTCCATCGGGGAGACGCCCTTTCCGATGGGGCCGGACAGCGGGATTACCGCCACGTTCCCGATGACGTACGGCTTCGGCGCTTCGCCGAACAGCTGCGCGATCATGTCGCCGATGCCGGCGAGCTTGCTGGTCTCGACGTAGTCCTTCGCGCGGACGGGATTGATGAGGAGCGGCTCGAGGCCGCGGAGACCTTGGGAAAGAAAACGCACGGTGGTTATGGATTGGAATGGGGAGTGTTGGCGGGCTGGTTCTGCTCAGGCGTAAGCGGGTTAGGATAGGTCTGAGAGATGCTTCCGTAAGGCAGGCCGAGTTCTTCTTCCTTGCGGCGGATGTAGGCGAGTTCGGCGCCGATGCTGTCGATCTGCTTGTAGAACTCCGTGCCGTGGGTCTTGTAATATTCCGCACGGCTGAGGAGGCCCATCTTGATGTCCTCGCGGTCGTTGGCGGATTCGCGTCCGGCGTCGACGGTCAGGGAAGGAGGCGTGATGACCGAGCACTTGTACCAGTTGCGGTCGTCTCGGATGAGACCCTTGGCGATGCCGTCAGAAATGATGTACTGATAGGTCGGGATGCAGAACTGATTGATGAGCAGGTTCTGCACATGGGAGATGAAGCGGTCGGCCTTGTTCCCGGCCAGGCGTACGCCAGCCCCAGAGAGTTTGGACGGGTCGACGACGAAATCCCAAGGGAGCGAACCGAAGGTCACGTCCCTCTGGAGCTCGGCGATAAAGCCATTGAACGTCTGGGAGGGCGTTTTGATTCCTGATGTTCCAGCTTCTCATTGGGTTCCAGGACGATGAGTTTTCCTCCGGCCTGTTCGACGAGACCAGAATAGCATCGGTCGCCGCCGCCGAGTTCGGCAGCCATGTTGTCGTCGATGAAGCCGCCCGTCTTGTTCAGGACGCGCGTGACCTCCGACTGGTCCTTGACTGCCCGAACCTCGGCTTGGAGGATCTCGTCGATATCCTGGAGGCTGTTGATGGAATGCTGGAGCAGAGGCGTGCCGCGGGACGCGCTCGAAGACGTGAAGTCGACGACATGCATCATGGTGTTGGCCGGCATGAAACGGCTGGAGCCGTCGGAGCGGTAGACGTAATAGCCGACGATCTCGCCGAAGTCGCCGAACTGCACGCCATCCCATGCGCGGTCGGGGACGTCGCCGTCAGCAGGGTCGCCGACGCGGTGGGCTTCGATGAGCTGGACCTTGGCCTCGTCCCTGGCGTTGCGTACCTTGGCGGCGAAGGTGTCGCCGTCACGCATCCATGCCCGGGTGATTAGCTTCTGGCAGTCCTCGAAGCTGAAGCGTCCGGTGATGTCCAGCTTGCGGCTGACTTCGTAAAAGTACTCCATGTGCTCACGGCCGACCTCCGCGTCCTCGCAGTGAGCCTGCATGCGCATGCCTCCGCCGACGACGTACATGACCGTGTCGTTCAAAATCTGATTGAACAGGCCGTAGTTCCTTTCGGCGTAGCGGCACTTGCGGACCATCACGTTGCGGTCACGCGAACGGAGGTCTCGGCGGGCGTCGACGTTCGCGCCCATGTAGAGGATTTGGCGACCCGTGCTCTGCGTCACGCTCTCCCACCGAGGGCCGGACGGATAACCGCCGCCCATCTCGGAGTAGGCCTTCGGCTGCGGAACTCCGTTCGTCGCCACGGGCGACTTCTTCGGGGCCTTCGCTGCGGCCTTGCCGGGTTTCTTCTTGGAGGACTTAGACGCCATAGTTCGAGTCGTTGTTTCGGTTGTCGTAGCGGACGTTGATGACGTTGCGGCGACGGCCGTATTTCTGGGGGTCCAGCTGGCTCAGGGCCGCCAGGGCTTCCGCAAGCATCTCCTTGGGCGGCAGGGCGAACTGCTTCGTCGCCGAACTGGAGGAGTCGGCGTACGACATGAGAACCTTGCCCTGCATGATCATCTCGACCGCCTTGGTCTTGATGGCCAGCAGTTCGTCTTCAGACAATCCGATGAACAGTCCTTGCATAAATCTGCGGGTCTAGGCAACGGGTGGGAGGGACGGCCCCGACCCTATGCCTCCGCAGGCGCACATCCTACGACGCTTCGGGACCGCCCCTCTTGTCCTCATGTTGACCGGTCCTCCTTGGTTTGCAAGTCGTCAGCGGTGGCCTCGCGTCCGACGACGCCCCAGCGGACGGCGACCAGGAGGGCGAGGATCTCGCAGTCGAGGGCGTGATTGTCCCGCTTCCCCTGGGGAAGAATCCATGTCGCCTTGCCCGTCCGACGATCGCGGACGCGGACCTCACTGTTGAGCTGGTCCACATACTCGGGGGAGGCATCCCGAGGGAATGAGAAAACCTTTCTAGCCCGGAGGCCGTGCAGCAGGTCTTTGGCTTGGACGTTCGAGAAGGAAATCAGCCACGCGCGCGCCGGCGTTCCTGGGACGAGGATGGCCTGCTTCTCGGAATAGAAACGGCGGACGGTGTTCCCGTCCTTGTCGCCCACCGCGAACGTCTCGGCGCCTGACCCCTTCGAGCACTTCCACCCACGCAAGGCGGTCTGCCTGTAGACCTCTTGGGTCTGGTCTCCTGAGTCGACCATGCACAGGGCCTTATGCGCTCCCACTTTCTTGACGAAGGCGTCGAGGTCCTGCCACGTCTCCAGCTTCTCGAAGGCCATCAGGCGGCTATGCCCGGTCTTCGCGAACCGACGGGCGACTGCATAGAAGTGGCCACGTTGCACGTCGATTCCCACGGCGCGGAAATGGATGCTCCCATCGGGCGCGCCTTCCCGGTCGACGACCTTCCCGCTCGCGGTGATCACGGCCTCCGCCTCCCAGTCGTCCGCGAGGGCGTAGTCGGAGGACTCGGTCGAGACGGTCATCGCCCCGCCGTCGTCACTCCACGGGATAGCCAAATACTTGGTCTTGAAAATCTTCCTGCCCTCCTCATCGCCGTACGCTTCCGAAGCCTCCTTACTCTTGATCATATCCACCGCGAGGCTACCCCAGCTCGTCGAGGCCAGCGCGTTGACGTGCGTCCCGACCCAGCCCGTCTTCTGAGGTTGCGCCATCTGCACGAACTGAGCCCCGTTCTCCACGGCGTTGCAGGCGATGCGCGTCTCATTCGTGTCGGGCAGACGCTCCTTGCAGCCGGCGCATTCGTAGGTCGTGTTCTTCTCGACCATAAGGTGGTTCCATCCCGCCGGGCTTTTCGCCTGCTCAGGGAACCTCACGAAACTCCAATCCCAAGGCTGGAGCTTCTGGCACAGGGGGCACACGAAGTTCCATTCGTGCTGCGTCGTCATCTGCCAGATGTTGTCCAGGTCGTCCCCGACCATGCCGGCCTGAGACAGGTAAAGTTTCTTGGCCGTCCATTCGTAGGCCTTCGTTCTCGCCATGGACTGCGCCACCGCCCCTTTCTTCCAGAGCCAGATTTCGTCACCGATGACGTAGCGCGTCGAGATGCGCTGGAGGTCCTTCTCCGTCGTGGCCGAGTTGTTGTACACGATCGTGCCGTCCGCGAAGTCGATGATGTCGCTCTTCGGATTGTCCGCCGGCGAGATATGCCGACGCACCTCCTCGACCATGTTGAACATCGGACGCAGGTAGCGGATCGTGAAGTCGGCCGCGTTGACCTGGTTGTCCATGTAGATGACCATGTTCCCGCGGTCGTTCGCCATCAGGTACGTCGCCGCCAGTCTGGCCTTCAGGGTCTTGCCCGTCTGGATTGACCAGAGGTCGACCATCGTCCGCGTCGAAGGGTCGAGGAACAGGCGCAGGCTTTCCGCGATCCACGGCCAGCGGCTCGGGTTGTATCCGCCGGCGAACGCACCGGCAGGGACGCGGGTGATGTTCTTCGCCAGCCACTTCACCGGGTCGGCGTTGTCGGGCGGCGTCAGCGATTCGCGGCCGATGGCCAGCAGTTCCGCCCTGGTCATTCCGCCTGCCCTCCGCCGCTCATCTTCTCGCGCACCTTGCGGACGTAGGCCTGCAATACGGCGATGGCCTTCGGCGGGTCGTTGGGGTTGCACGCCTCGCCAAGCTCGCTCGGCATCCGCTCCATCGCTTCGATCCATTCGCCCGTCAGATGGAGCATGGCCTCCTTCGCCTCCGAGGCCTTGATGTATTCGCGGGCCATCAGCGCACGACGCTCCGCCTCGGCCTCGAGGTCGATCAGCTTGGCCGTCGCCTGGTTATACTGCGTATGGTACTTCGATTGGTCTCGGTCGCCCGTCTCCATCGCCGCTTGCCAGACGTCACGCGCACGGCTGACCAGGACGTTCTGTCTCGCGATGCGCTGCTGGATCGTCCCGTCGTCAAGCGAAGTGGGTTCGGTCGGAACCGGCGCCGACGCGGCACGCTCCGCCGCCCGGGCTTCCCGCCAAGCCTTTGCCGATTCGACGCTCTCTGTCGGCATGCCTTCGCGGCGAAGAACGCCCACGCGCTGCACGCTGACGCCCAGCGCCGCGGCCAAGGCCTTCGTCGTCAGGGCTTCAGGCTGGTCCATTGAAACGGGGGGTTTGTGTCAACGAGACATGCATGTTTTCAGGGCAGTGGCAGGCCAAGCAATACGTAACTGAACGAAGAACAT